ACATGTTTGTGATATTTACCAAAAACCTTTGCCACTATTTCTGATGTAGTAATGGTTTTTGAATCTTTGTTTTGTACAAATTGCTTAAAGTTTTCTGGATTAGCTAATTGCATATTTTTTCCTTCTGCTGAATTTTAGATAATAAAAAACCCGACCATTTCTGATCGGGCTATTTAGTCCTAACAAAACTACCTAGAAGGTTTGGTCTCTACCAATTTAAAGATGTTAGACAAACTGAAATTATTTTAAATTGCTGCGACTAATCTCAATCCATTTACGAATATTATCCACCTGGGCCGCACACAAATCCCGCTCGCTCATTACTACAACCAGGTAATCTATTGCATCTCCGTAAGTCTCGCCTGTAAACCTTGTTTGCGGACAAGGCGTGAGATAAGCTTGCGGTGGTGTGAGGTAAACGGTCTTAATGCGTGGACTGCTGCAACTGCTCAATAACAGCACGAGGCATAGGCACACGAGCACACGGCTCTTTACCCAAATTTGTTTTAATGCTTTCACGTTTTACCTCTGCTTGTTTGCGTAACTCAATTGTAATCGCTTGCTGATGTCTGACCGCTTCAATCTCTTGTTCCAGTTGAACCGTCAACGCTTGGTTGACAGTTGCTTGTTCTTCAATCAATAATTTCTGTTCAACATTCTCTTGTGCTAATTTCTTCAGCATATTATTTTGATGAAAGAATGCTCCTGCTCCACCAAGTACAATTACCATTCCGCCAACTATTAACGCATTACGCAAGCCCATTGAACATATCCTTTTCGCGTTTGCGGCGATTTAGCAACCCTTGTACTGGACGGCCACCTGCGTTTTTCCAAGCTAAAAATTGCTCTGCTGCGCCTTTAAAGTCATTTGTATTGAGCTTTTTGAGTAGCGTTGAACGCGCAAAGTTTGTCTCGCCGATGTTAAAGACTAAGCTAACTAAAGCATCGAACTCATATTGTTTGAGTGGCACTTTTACAAGGCGGGTAATTGCTGATTCAAACTTTAATAAATCTGCACTCAATAATTCTCGAGATTTATCGGCCGAAATAACCATACCTTTTGCAACAGGCTTACCATCAACTGCACCAGTATGACCGACTCCAATCGTCCAAACACCAATAATGTCCGCATACGCTGTTAGGCGTTCCCCTTCTTCACGGCGGATAAACTGCAAACCTTTCTCACTAGTTTTCATCTTCTGTCACTCCTGCTTTGTTTTTTAAAAAGCGCAAAATCAACTGGCGAATTGCGCTTGTACCCAATAAGCCAAGTGCAGCGCCGATCGGCGTGATTAAATCAATATCCAACCCGAAATGCGTAAGAACAGGGCGGATTGAACCTGCAATCAAGCTGCATAAAAAGGCTTCTACAATAACTCTTCTGGCTGTGTCTTTTTTACCGTAAAGAAATGATTTCGATAGGGATGCAAAAAAAGCCACTAACACTCCGCACACAAAGCTACTATGCTGAACGAAGTAGGCGACTACAACAGTCCAGAGGTCTGGATTTTTCTCTGGCATTTTTTTCATACTCCACCCCGTTTTCGAGGCAATAAAAAAGCCCACCTGTTATGGTGGGCGTGGTTTCTGCTAAAATTTACATTCCACAACAAAATTAGCAGAGGAAATGATAATGGAATACATTATTCGGATTGCCAATATTTCCCAAATATTATTTACAATGTAGAGAGCGAACAATATGAGGATCTAACAGAGAATTAACCTTAATTCCTCCACCAACAATCGAGCCATTTGTAATAAGATGAGCATACTTATCTTTGAGGTTTTCATAAAGTGCCTTGAGCAAATATTCCGGCACTTCCTCACCATCAATCTTAATTGTATCGCCTAATGTAATGTTCATATTCCACCAATAAAAAAGCCCCGACTGGAAAACCAATCAGGGCTGTAAAATTCATTCGGTGAACATCACTTATACGATGACCACCATTGCAGATATAATAGGTTATTTAGGTAGGAAAAGCAAGTGCTATTTTTCAAGAATATGCAAATTTACGTAACTTAGGGGAATTTTTATGATTTTTAATAGCAAGATCGAGAAATTTAGCGACAACCCATTCTGAAGCTTTAATACTTTCTCTCACTCTTAATTTCCAAGTAGCAAATTTTATCGATGGGTCTTTCGCGTGCTGATACTTCGCAATCGCATACACCGAACGACCATACACATATTTTGCTTCCAGATATTTATAATCCTGCGGACAAGGCTTCTTAATGCAATAACCCACCACCGAACTAATTACCATACCCAGCTCATCGCTGCACTGCTCACGCACAGGCTCTTTAACCTGATTTGGATCGACCGACAGCATCAATCTCGCAATCATATTTGTACGGCACTCAAAATCTAAACCACTATAAACCCACGCACCCCACTCACTCAACCGAGCTTCAATCCACGCCTGCTTATGCTCATCAAGTAATTTATCCGCCACGTTTCAACTCCCTTACCTTTGCTCGATACACCTTAATCAGTGCTTTGATTTCCTCTACCGACAACTTCAACGGAGGGTGGTCTTTGCGTTCTAAAAATTCCACCCGTTCCAACCCAATTTTCTCAATCAGCCCTAAACGATACTCTAAAATGTTACCGCTCAAATGCGAGTTACAGGCAGAGCATTGCTTGTGGACGTTATCCTCATTAAACCGCAATTCAGGACACGCCCCCACGCTGCGATAATGCCCTGCGTGATATTGCCCTTCGTGATAGCGACCGCACGAAATGCACGGTAAATCTTTATCCCGTAGCCGAATAAATTCATTAAACACACGCTGCAAATCTTTCAGCCAATCGGAACGGCTTTTTAGTTTCTCTTTCCGCTCACGCATACGACGGCTAGCTTCCAAGCGGTCAGCTTTTTCTCGTTTTTTGCGTTTTTCTTCTGCTTTCCGCTTACCCATCGCCATTGCACACTTCACGGAGCAAACCTGCTGTGTGGAGCGGAATTTTGTATAGTATTCGCCACATTCTTTGCATTTATGCTGTTTGGGTGGTTTATTTCTTACCACTTAACACCTCCAACGCATAAGCAAAAAGAAGCGTACTCACGCCAGCACCAATAAAAATCAAACACATACCTAAACCAATCCAGAAAAAATCCATCTAAAACCCCATCAACTGACTAATTTTATTCTCCAACGCCCATTCGTCTTGATAGACATTGCAGAGCGTTTCATTCCAAATCACACCAAATACGCCTTTGTAAATTTCGTTGAATTTCTCTTGTGGACAATTATCAAAAGAAATTCCCTTCTTATTACAATTCCAGAATGGCTATTTGATAAGATATTGGCTGAATCCAAGAAGGAATTATCAGCTTATTATCAAAAAGAGAAACATCAATCTTTTATTTCAGAAATGACACTGAGTGATAAAATGTTTTTTTTAAAAGAGAAAGTGATAACAGAGAGTATACCAGGAACAGAACCAGAACAAGATTATCCATAAAAAAACCGCACGAATCAAATAGATTGGCGGCTTAATTAAGATTTCGTAGAAATCATTTTTGCAATACAAATATATAAAATTTCCATGGAAAAAAGAGAGATTTTAAAAACAAAAATAGAGGAAATTAATTATGATATTATCCAAGAATTTAAGGATAATCCAAATATTCGTACAATCCTTTATACAGAGAGACTTTATAGTTTCATGAGAAAAAAGGATTTGACTGTCTTACCTACCAAAATAATTAATGTAATTCTTCGTGCGGTCAAAGATGAGCAGCAGAAGTATATCAAAGAAGCGTCTCTACCTGGAATTATTGTAGAAACTCCTGTTAGACAAATGAGCTTTGAAGATATTTTTCAGGACTGGGCAGAAAACACAAGAGCTAGGTTTACAGTGAATTTCAAATCGATAAAACTTGATAAAGACATAAAAAACAGAGAGCTTTTCGAGGCATTTATCTATTTATCAAACCTTAACTGGCAAATCATCAATGATGTAGAAACAGGGGATGTGGAGCTGGTACCTTTCATAGAAGCGGTAAAATGGAATAA